TCCCCTTCGGGGGCAAGCCTCTGAGCGAAAAGTTCGTCAACCGGCGAACTGAAATGTGGTACGGCGTCCGCGAGTGGTTGAAGTCCGGCGGCATCCTTCCGTCTGACTGTACCCAGCTCAAGTCCGAGCTAACCATCCCCAGGTATTGGTATGACGCCGCAGGCCGTATCGTGCTGGAGCCCAAGGACCGGATTAAGGAGCGCCTCGGGGCGTCACCCGACATCGCAGACGCTCTGGCTCTAACTTTTGCCGCTCCCATTGCCGTAGATCAGCCAGCCGTACAGAGCGGAGGTTTCGCCCAGGGCTATGAGCCCATGGGGTTCGGAGGACATAATGTCAGTTACCTTTAGTCCCGCCACTAGGCAGGATCGCATTTCTGTTTTCTCCACTATGGAGATTGAGCGCACCCTGCGCTTTGTCATGTGGGGCTACGCTGCTCCGACGCTGGGTGACTGGATGGACGCTACTGAGTCGCTGGAGATGTATATCGGCTCCGATGAACAGGGATTCGCCATGGCAACGTGGGCTTTCCCCCTGCAGGGGCGTGCTCTTCCCGTACATTTTGTTGGGGCGCGCCGTGTTTTTGGCATGGCTGATGAGTACGCTCGCGCTATGTGCCGCATGTGGTTCGATGCCCACCAGGAGGCGTCGTGCCTTCTCGGCATCACGCCCAGGCCTTTTGGGCATGTGTTCAGGCACTCCCTGCACATAGGCTGGAAGAGGCATGGGGAGATTCCCTGTGCGTGCGTACTTGGAAGCGGCAGATGCGTATCAGCAGTCATCACGTCGCTGGACAGAGAATCCGGAGGTGAACAGTAATGGGCGCAGGTGGCTTTGTGAGGAAGATTTTCGGCGGCGGAGGCGGCGGTGGAGGTGGTTCCTCCTCCAATGCTCAGGCGGCTGCCGAGGCAGAGGCTGCCAGAAAAAGGGCTGAAGAAGAGAGAGCCCGACAGCAGGCAGAGCTGGAACGTCAGCGTAAGCTCGCTGAGGAGGCCGCTGAAAGAGCCAGGCAGGCGAAGATATACGCGGATAAAGTCGAGCAGGTCCGTCTCTCCGCCGCAACTCAGGATTCCCCCACGAAGGATAGCGGCGCCTCCTCTATGGAGGAGAAACGCAAATACCGCAGAGGGAACGCTACCCGTCTCACGGGGAACCTGGGCACGGATGGTACGGTTACGACAGCTGCTGGCGCAAGGCTTGGCGGCACCGGAGGGAATCTGTAATGGGGGTAGGACTCGCAATAGGGGCAGGACTTCTTTTCGGCGGTCTGTCTTTCGCGTCTTCCATGATGCAGGCGAATGCCGCGGCCGAGGCCGCTGACAAGCAGGCCCGCATTGCACGTGAGCAGGCGGAAGCCGCCCGCCAGCAGGCTCAGGCCATGCAGCAGCAGGCAGATGCAACCCGCCAGCAGGCCGACAAACAGTCTCAGGCGGCACAGCAGCAGCTCGCCGAGACCCAGCGCTACAACAAGGAGATGGAGTCTGCGCAGTCCCAGCAGGAAGCCGAGGCGGCATACGTACGCGATACAGAGCGCCGCAGGCTCGTTCAGAGGCAGGGTATCTCCGGCACTATTCTCACCAGCGGACTGGGTGGGCTGAGTGACACGGGAAGCAGGACACTCACATCGGGCGTGAAGCTCGGTGGCGGAGGTCTCAATGGCTGATATTTCCTTTAAGGAGGCAAGGCAGCTCTGCAGTCACGTCGAGGGGCTCCGCAACGAGCGCCTCGATGAATGGCGCGAGCTCTGCGCCCTTTTCCTGCCGCACCGCGGGCGCTTCAGGGGTGAAACTCCCGAGGGGCTGCGTGAGCGCCGGCAGTACAACAACCACGCCACGGCAGCGCTCATCGAAGCTGCGGCCATGCTTACATCCTGCGCCACGCCAGAAGGGCTAACCTGGTTCGGACACGATTACCTCGACCCGGCAATGCGTGAGATGTCAGGGGCGCTGGAGTGGCTCAAGAATGTGGACGACATTATCAGGCTGGAGCTTAAGCTGGGCGGCTTCTACGAGGCTATCGACGCCTGCAACCAGGAGCTACTCGGCGTGGGCTGCTGTCTGCTGTCGGTCATGCCTGGACGAAGCAAGCCGCTGATTTACAGGTGCTGCACTGTTGGTACCTACGCAGTGGCGATTGACCGCGAACGCGAACTGGACTGTGTGGTTGAGCACGAATACTTCACGGCCCGGGAGCTGGTGGAGTCCTTTGGTGAGGCCCGCTGTTCCGAGGCGACGCGTAAGGCCGCCACTGAGACGCCGTATAAGATGATAGATGTCACACACATGACCTACGTCCGCAGGCAGGCTCCGATGGAGTCCATGGCCAGTACGGACATGCCTGTAGGCTCAGTCTGGTGGGAACCCGACGGCAGGGACTTTCTGGCCAAGGGTGGGTATGAGTCGATGCCTTATTTTTTCACTGTCTGGCACGACGGCGGGCGTTCCATATACGGAACAGGCCCCGGTGACCTTGCCCGGTGCGACCAGAGGCAGGTGAACGCCCAGGAGCTCTACAAGTCCCTCGGCCTGGAGAAGATGATTGACCCGCCGCTCGCCATCCCGGGCAACATGGCTGGGAAGATCGACACCACGCCGGGAGCCCGCAACGTGGTGGCCTCTCTGCAGGGGACGCAGGCGGTCATGCCGCTGTACTCCGTGGACTTCTCCCGCGCCGTGCAGGCAGTCCAGCAGGAGATTCAGATAGTGAGCGGCAGGCTGGATGACATTCTGCTCCGCAATGTGTTTTCTGTCCCGCCCGATGAACTGCTGAAAGGGATGACGGCAACGGCCGTCGTCGCCCGCCGTCGTGCCGCTCTCCAAAAGATGGGACCGGCCATCAACCGCTACGAATCCCGCATCCTTTCCGGAGTCATTGAGCGCACCTATGGGGTGCTTGCCTCTATGGGGCTGATTCCGGAACCTCCGTTCCCGGAGGCCGCCAGCCCTCTTCAGATCTCCTACCAGTCTCCTCTTGCTGAGGGTCTGAAGCAGAGCGGTTCAGACTCTATTACGGCGTTTCTGCAGATAGCCCAGCCCATCATCCAGGCTGTTCCGGACTGCGCTGATAAAGTGGACTTCGACCAGGTGCTCGATATTTGCGCGAGGTCTCTCGCCGTAGATCCGTCCATCATCCGATCCGACGAAGACGTGGCGGCCATCAGGAAGCAGAAGGCTGAAGCCCAGCGTCAGCAGATGGAGCAGGAACGCCAGAGGCAGGAGATGCAGCAGGCTGCCCAGCTCGGCAGCGTGAAGACTGAAGGGACACTGGCCGGCGCTCTTATGGGCACCAATCCGGAGGCAGCAAATGCAGGATTCTAACGAGGCCAGGCAGGCAGTCCTCGACCTGCGGGAAGTTATCCTCACGCCTGCAGGATATCGTGTCTTCATACGTCTTCTGCATTCCTTCGGGTACGGCTCTCAGATGACCGTCTCTGAAGAAGCCGTCATCCTTCACAACCTTTCCAACAACATTCTCGCAGCGATACAGGAGGCCGATCCTCAGACGTGCATCGACATGATCGCGGAGCTCCGTGGAATCCTGCCGCTGGTATCGACAAATCAGGAGAAGACCAATGCCTAACGAAAACACCGACACATCCCCCGCCGCAGCTGCGGGTGCAGCCACCGCACAGACTCCTGCAGCCGCGGACCCCACTCCCGCGAATAGCACGGCTCCCGCCGCGGAGACCGATCCCTATACATCCATAGGAGCAGGGACTGGCCCCCAAGGAGCATCTCCGGAAAAGTGGCAGGATGCTCTTCCAGAGTCCATGCGTGAGGCGGCTGGCGGCTTCGCCAGTGCAGATGAGGCCGTGCAGGCCATGAAACGCGGAATGGACTACCATCCTGTAACCAGCGCAGAAGAAGTGGATCTGAAGTTCCCGGAAGGTATCTCCGTAGACGAGGAACAGAATCTCGCTTTCCGGGAGCTCTGCGTCAAAACGGGGCTCACCAGGGCACAGGCGCAGGCCCTTGCTGACTGGCAGATAGAGTCCGAGACAGCCATGATGAAGGCCCGGACCGAGTCAACTACAGAACAGCTCAAGAAGGAGTGGGGTGCTGACTACGTCCGCAGGGACGATCTTTCCCAGCGCGCCCTCCGCGCTCTCGATAAACGGGTCGGCGGACAGAACGAGCTCACCAGCGCACTGGTCAACAGCGGTGCATGGAGTCTTGCTCCCGTACGCATGGCGTTCGCCGAACTTGGCGGGCTGATGTCAGAGGACTCTCTGTCTGGTGGCAGAGGCGCTGCCGCTCCGGACGTTCCTGAAAGTCCCGAATCTACATATTCCAGATTTTTTAATCGTGGATAGATAGGAGGAAAATCATGTCTATTCTCGCACAGACGCTCAAAGAGATCGCTATCGACAAGGCGAAAAAGCGTCCCGAACTTGTGGACTATCTCCTCGAGGAAACCCCCGTGCTCGCCAGGGCAAAGTGGATCCCCGCTTCTCACGGCCTCTGGAACGTCGAAGAGGTGCTGAAGGCCGTGGATGGGCCCTCCTGGGTCGACCTCGGCGCACCGCTTCCCGCCATGCAGGCCCGCACCGGCCTCGAGCAGACCTACGTCTCCGTTCTTGGCGGCGAGGTCGAGGTCAGCAAGGACAAGGCTGACCAGTTCGGCGGCCCGTCCAGGTACTTCGCCCGCAGGGAACGCGCCATTATCCGCAAGGCCGGTATGGACACTGAGGCCGCCCTCTTCACGAAGCAGTGGCGTGCCGCCGCGCTCAAAAAGGGGACCAAAATATCCTGTGGAGGGACCACATCCAATGCCCAGTCCACTATCATGGTGGTCCGCATGAGCGACGAGCTTAATACGGGCATCTATGACCCGGCCTGTTTCTCCAGCGGGTATCTCGTGGACATCAGGCCGATTAACGGAGGTCAGGAGTACCATCTCCGTACACAGTCGGGCGTGCTCGGGTATGGCGTGTCCTACCGTGGCCGCTTTGGCTGGCAGCTGCTGGCTCCCGAGCGCACAGTTTGTGCCCTGGTCAACATCGAGGATGGCCATCTTCCCACGGAGATGCAGCTTCAGGAGGCTATCTCCAATGTACGCGGCAGCGCCGCCAGCACTATGATTATCGGTCATCCGCTGGTGCTCGGCAAAGTGTTCGGCAGCCTTAAGCTCGCCAAGCTGGAGTACAGCAACGGGGATACAGCTCTCAACCATGCCGTCACGTCGTACTACGACATCCCGATTTATGGCTCCTACAACCTGCCCAACGGCTCCGAAGCCGTTGTGTCCTAAAGGAGAAAGACAATGGCTTTTGATTACGCCCAGCCCATGAATCACTGGTATGACCAGTACTTCAGTAAAAATGCCACTCTCGGTAGCACCATAACCTCTGACACTCTCTGCTGCGGCGGAACTCAGGGCGGCGTCATCGTCGTCGTTGAGGCCGCCACGGGATGCACCATCTCCGGCTCCAATACTGTCAGCCTGACCTTCCAGCACAGTGATACCGCCGATGGCCCCTTTGCTGCCGTATCTCCGGCTGTCTCGGTCTCCGTTGGCGCCGGAACTTTTGCCGCAGGGGACGTGCTTATGCGGGCTATTGTGCCCGCCGGAGTGAAGGATTTTGTGAAGTGCGTCCTCACAGGAACGGCCACGGGCACCGTTAACGTGAGCCTCAACTATCTCGCAAGGTAGGGGCCGGGTTTGGGCGTCCCGACAAAACGCCCGCATACGGTTCATGGAGGGATGGCGTGATAAATTCCCAGACAACAAAAAATCTGTACAGGGGCAATGGGAGCACCCTGTCGTACCCGGTGACCTATCCTTTTTACGAGGCGGAAAACCTGCTCGTGCTGGTGGCAGTCGGAGAGGTCGAGGAAACGCTCTCCCTGGGCGCAGACTACTCAGTTGCCATTAACACGGACGGATCGGGTGGCACTGTCACGTTTACGTCGGCGGAGCGTGTCCCTGCAGGGTGCACAATAGCTATCATGCTTAACATGGCACTCGTGCAGGAACTCGATCTCTCGGCGGTTTCACACATTGATACGGAGAGCCTTGAACAGGAACTCGACAAGCAGGTCCAGTATATCCAGCAGATGAGTGAAGGCCTTTCCCGCGCAGTTAAGACGAACGCCACGTCGGAGATTTCTCCGGACAGGCTC